CAATCATTTGCTGCAGCTTCATTTGGCACTCCCGTTGGTTGCATAGGTACATTGCTATACATTCTTAAAAACTCCATAAGTCTTGAAGAAGTCTTAAAATACTGACTTTCATACCAACCATACTGAGAGGTATCACCTGTAAGTTCTGTTTGATATGTTTGTAAGTAGGTACTTATTTTATTTAAATATGTAGTAGCTAATTCTACATCTTCATCAACAATATAATCACTTGCAATGTTAAACCATTTATTGATATTAATTCTATCTGATTCTGTATTAACATCACCGCTAGCGTCTATAGTAG